GATGTGAAGTCTTTATGTATTTGAACTAGTAGTTCCTTCATATGCTTTTATCCAATCTTTAACAACATTATTTATGTTTCTATTTTCAATTACCCATTTATATTGTCTCTCGGCAATTACTTCTCTTAACTCTTTGTCCTTTAAAAGTTTGGTTAATTTTGTTTTAAAATCATTTGGTCCATCATATGTGTAGTCAACTTCTTTTGAATATGGTAATATTCTTGGTGCTAATGTTGCAGTTCCACAACTACCATATTCATAAAACTTTAAACAAGACTTTGATTCGTTGAATACGTTATTTTCAAGTGGACATATTCCTATTTCTGCATTTATCATTCTTGATAAAACATCTGGATATAATTCTGGTGTGTAGAATGGGAAGTGTATAACATTCATTTTCTTTAAATAGTCCCAAGCCTTTAATGCTTCTGATTGATATTTGCCAATATCTTCACGAACATTCCACTTTTTTAATTTAGCATATTCATACATTGCACTCTCTATTGGTCCAGCGGTAAAACCCAATAAAACAAAGTTGAATGGAATTGACTTTTTAATTTCTTTTATTTCTGGCAAGACAGTCAACATATCTTTCCAGTGGCTAGCACTTCCAGAATATACAACTGTTGGTATTTCTTTTTCTTTTTTATATTTTTTAAATAGTTCTGGGTCAATTGCATTTGGTACAATAACAACATTATTATTCTTCTTTCTCAAAACATTTGCAAGTTCTTCTGTTGTTGTAGTAATAATATCAGCCACATCAAGTAATCTCTCTCCGCATTCTTCCATATTCTTCTTTGCACATATTGCTGGATTTTCATCTATTATACTCCAAATATCATCATCTAAATCATAAACAATTCTTTTGTTATTTGCCTTGCAAGTATCAATACAAAAGTTTAATGATTCCCTATCTCTATATGCCCTGCTAAATGAGATAACGTCTGCCCATTTAACGAGTTCTTCCATTTTTGTTTTGTCGTACTCGTGTGTTACATAGTTTATTTCCACTCCATTTTTTATCATAAATAATGATGGAAGAAACACTCTATAAAAATGACATCCACTCTTAAAGTCCAATATTGAATTTAAAATAAATAATATTTTCATTTCTTTAAAAATTCAATAAATTTATTTAATTCTTCTATCGCTCTACCTTGTTCTTCTATTAATATTTCTGGTTTTCCAGATTCTTTAAAATATTGTAAAGTAACTTCTGCCTCAAACATTCTGTCTTTAATTTGTTTCAATAATTCTTTTTTTGTCATTTATTTGAGCCAGGGTAGAAGGAGTTGGAAAAACTGATGAAAAACCAACTCCCTCAACACTGGCTATCAGTTTAATTATTAAGAAGCCAATGCAACTAATCTAGAACTTAGACTGCGTAAATTTTAGCATCAATTTTTAAAATATTCTAACCAATAATCTCTATTGTTATTTGTTTTAGCGTGACAAGAGTGACATAGAGTGATTAAATTATCTGGATTAAGATTATCTTTATTGTAATCTATGTGGTGAACAGATAATTTTTTAAATCTTCCATATAATTCATCTTGATGAACACCACATTCTTGACACATATATCCATCTCTACATCTAATAGCATCTCTTAATTTTTCATTCCATTCAATTGGATAAGGGTTATTGGTTATTCCACCCTGCCAATTCCAATGTTTTTCTCCATTAAGTGATTTACCAATCTTATCTTTTGTTTCTTTTGTGTGATGCTGGACACCTACCAACCCTTTATTCCAAGGTTTTGTTGATAGGTGACCAGTATGAGCACACGATTCGCGTCTTAAGCATCCACAAGATTTAGTTTTACCAGATTTTAAATTACTTAGAAGAACAGATATTATATTTCCACAATCACATTTACAAACCCAAATTGGATGTAAAAATTTATCTTTATGAGAAAAATATAATACAGTTAGTCTATTAAATTTTAATCCGGTTAAATCTTGCATTATTACTTATTAACAATATATTTTTGCATCTAAGAATCTTGACTTGTCTCTTGTCCAAATACCTACACCGTAACCTGTCCAGAATTGAATAGCTTTACCTATCTTTAGTTCTGTGTCAACTACTTTCATTTTTGGTGTTGCCAACATAAATAGTTGTATCATCTTTTTCTTTCCGATATAACAATTAGTTGTATTTGCTGTTCCACCATAAGTTGCAGTAGTTAGGTTGTTAGACATATATAGGTCAAATCCCATATAGTTACCAACTTTACCATTGCTTAATGCTGCGTCAGCGAAATTAAATCCAACTGAAGTTGCTGATTGAGCAATTAGAGCTAAAGCTGCAGGTGGTAGTACAGCACAGAAATCTCCTGCCTCTACTACATTTAATTGATTTAATTTCTTTCTTGCGTTAGAAAATAAAGATATAATGTTAGCTGAAGTTAGAACGATAGCTGAACCGTCTGTTCCACCAATATCACCAGCATCAAATTCAGTACCATTGTCAACTTGTGCGAAAACAGCTGTATCAATAGTGTCTCTTAATACATAAGATGCACTATCGGTCATTTCTGCTAATGTGTTGTAATAAGATTGAGTTTCCTCAGCCTCATCTAAGTACATTGGTACAACCTTAAATGTGTCAATTGTTATGGAGTCATCTGTTGAAGATGCTCCTTGTAAAGTAACCTCTGTTCCAGGGGTGTAAGATGCTGCAGAATGTTCTGTGAAATAAGGTTTGTGAAGTTTATCACTTCCGTTAATTGTAGTTGTTACAGCTGCAACTTCTTGTGCAACCATAGATTCTCTCAAATTAACCTGCATCCTACCTTCCCAGAATTCTGCTTTATTTGCGTCAATGCTTGTTGAAACACTTGCCATTTTAGTTAGTTCCAAACCCTAACGCAATGAATCTATCTGTATCTTTGGTCAGCTTCTTTGATTAGTCTTTTCTTTTCTTCAAAAGAAAGTTCTTTAAATCCACCTTTCTCCAATACATCGTCTACCGTCTTGGAAGATTGAGATTGCTTGCTAGAAGGGTCTGGTGTTAAATTATCCTTCTTAATCTTTTCACTCAAAGCCTCGGCGTAAAGTCTTACTTCCTCGGACTGAATAGCTTCTAAAACGTCAATACCTTTGCCTTTGGCATACACCTCAGCAAAGTCAATTACTGCATTGTCTAAACTGGCTAAAGCTTTAACCTTCTTGGCTAAATTAATTTCGTTCAATTCGGGAACTTCTTTTTTAATTTCCTGATTAGCAGGTTCTTTCCCATTGACTAATTCTTTTAACCTTTTAAGTTCTTCTTCTGCCTTCTTAGCTCTAGCGAATAATCTTCTTTCATTTTCAGAACTATTTTGCGAATTTTGTTCCTGAGTAGTCTCAGAAGTGGTTGTTTCCTCTTGGTTATCTAGGGTTTCCTCCTTTTGAGTTTCTTCACTCATAAGCGTAATATTATTAGCGGATTACGACTGTCCGACCTTTGTGTTTTAATGGGTTATCGCTTCCCATAGTTTTACTTATGTGCCTTTTTAGTTTCCTTCTTTTCTTCTTCTGGAATTAACATATTGTAAACTCCCTGAATATATGCCTTTGCCCTTCTCATTCCCCTAACCTCTGAAGCAAGTTCGTTATCCTTATCAAATAAATATTCTTGAAGTTTATTTACGTTTCCAACATCATTCATTATATCAACAAATTCTTCCCTTAAAGCTTGACCAGTCTTTGTGTTGGCTAATGCTTTAATTATTTCTTTTCTTTTTGTTACTGGAATTTTGTTTTCTTGTTCTGGAAGTGTCATAGTTTTTGTTCACCAGTTGCACCAATCATAACACCTGGAGCAGAGACTCCACCACCAGCTGGTCCAGTTGGCTGCATTACTGGTTCATCATTTTTAATTATTTTTGATTCAATATCATATAGGTTAATTCCTATCTTCTCTAAATATTGTGAGAATAATCCTTTCTTTACTGGGTCTGTTAATGTTGTTGGGTCAGCCTGTATCATTTGGAATGCTTGTATTAATGCTTGTGCTAATACTGCAGCAGATTGACTTTCATCTGTAATTATAATATCAAAGTCAAACATTATATCCTTATACCAACCTTCTGGTATCTTCCAATCTCTCTCTTTAACATTCTCATTTCTAACATCTTCTAACTTTTTAAACATCTCTATCTCTTTTGTTGTTGGAACCTTTCCAGTTGTTCTAATATATTCTTTTACTCTTAAGTCAACGTTTGTTTGCTTTATTAGTTCATTAATATACTGAACGTCTTCTCCAACGATTTTAACAATATGTTCTTTATTAGAAGTCTTTCTAAAACCAGGAATAACGAATCTCCAGAATAAATCTTTTATTTCCAAAACATAATCCTCTCTCATTTGGTCAAAGAAACTCATTGCCTGTGCTGTACTTAATTGTGCAGCACCAAGTGGAGTTCCAGCTGGAGTTCTTTCGCCCCTCATTATATCAGTTGAAAATGTTTGAGACCTTGCATTTAATTCCCACATTTCAACCTCTTTAACAAAGTGTGATAGGTTTCTATCCTGCATATCAACTGGTTGCAATGGGTCTTCAATAACTAATATGTCACCATTCTGAGAATCAGTTAATAGATTTCTACCAGCACCAGGGTCTCTTGTCTGCCACAATCTTAATGAGTTCCAATAAGAAGACTTAACTTGCTGATTGAATATTTCATTTATTCTAATTTGATTCTCTGATAAAATTTCTGGAATTCCCATACCTAACCATCTTCCAGGAATTTTGTTTATGTGAATTTCCTTATAAGGATGTCTATCAACCAATTTCTCTCCCAATATTATATTATCATTTATTTCAAATCTTGCTAAATCACTTTTCTTAATATCGGTTGGAATATCTGCAACCAATACCATTTTGTAATCATAGAATCCATTATCTTCAACTTCTCCATATCTCTCAAATACTCTAATGTATTGTTCTTTTGAACCTCTGTATAGGTCAATAACTTTATCTACATTTTCCCATCCTTTCTTTTTTCCAACTCTCTTAAACTCAGTTGGGGTATAGTAATGTTGTTCAATTATATAGTTTGAAAGGTCTAGTGAGTCTGCATTCTGTTCACAAATAAAGTTTCTTAAATCAACAAAGTGAACATCTCCATTGTTGTACTTTAATACAACAGAACCAAATTGAGGAAGTTCTCTTGCGATTCTATTAAGAACCTTTCCAAACTGTTGACTCTTTAACCAGTATTTTAAATCCCTCTCATAAAACCAAGTCTTAAGTGCATTTCCACCAGGAGCATTGCTTAATCTAAAATCTTTAGTATCAATATCAATCGCCTTGGTGGTTGTTCCACATGCGGCTCTACTTATGTTATAAAAATATAACTTCAATCCATCACTATCAATATCTCCTTCTACATACTTTGAATTATAATAACAGATGTCTTGTTCAACTGTATCCTTCTGAGAATATTCCCAGCCATCAAGTATCGTTATCGGTTCCTTGAATTCTTTGAGCTCTTGCTCTATATTTAATTTCATTATCTTCTAACCCTTATTTTTCTTCTAGTTGGTTCTTCTAATAAGAAGTTAATCGGGTCTTCTTTTTTATCTTTAATTGTATCTGTTGAATATAATCCCCATACTGCTAATCCTAGACTCATAACACAATCATCGTGTAGTCCGACTGGTGCTGAGTATGTAATATTTCCCCTATCTGTCACCTCAACTCCAAACTGTTTTAATTCATCTATTATTATTGGTTCATTGGGAATAAATATTCCTTGTTCTTCTATAAATAAATTTAACTTTTGCACTAATTCATCCTTGCTCTTATTTGAAAATTTAAAGTCATCTATTATTAAACTCTCCCTTCTTAAATCATCTGTTATCGGATTTCCAACTCCAGTGCTGTCAATAATTATTCTAGCGTTGTTGTATCTCCTTGCTAAGCTAACTATTCTATTTTTCTGAATTGGATAATCTATTTTGTTAAATCTGTCCCATGCTACTACCTTATGAGTATGCCTATCAACACATGTAAGAACAGTATAATCATTTACCTTTGCGAGGTCAACTCCCAATACATATCTATGGGTGGGCACTGGATTTTCATAACAGTCATCATTTATTACTTTATCTATGTTTCTAAATACCGAACTTGCACCATCTATAAACGAAGCATTATACTCTTGGTTGTAGATTTCTTCTGGTAGTGATTTTCTTAATTTCTCTAAATATTTTGGAGTGTTAAGTTCGTTATCGGAACTTGGTGCATTCCATACAAATCCATCATCTGCCTCACTAACTTGTTTATACTTGTGATAAAACCAATTAAGACCTTTAGGTGTACTTATAAAAATAGTTCTACCATTTCTTGTCATTGTTGTAGCGGCAAGTTCTCTATCATATGTCATTGGTGCCAATCTTGCAGCCTCATCAATTATTAACAAGTCAACTTCTTCTCCTATTAAACTAACTGGATTGTCAGCAGTCTTGCATTCTATCCAACTACCATTTGCCATTCTTAATTTGGTATATGGTTTGGTTGTAATTCTATACTCTCCAGGTTCATATATTCTACCAATAAACTTAACTATTTCAGTAAATGCTTTTTGTGTTAAGTCACTTGTTGGTGCTACTATCCATACTTGTCTATTGGGTAATAACATTTCTCTAAATGCTAAATATGCAACGAGTTTAGTTTTACCCCATCTCCTTCCACACACCAACACTACGTCTTTTATATCGTCATTAAGTATTGCTTCAAGTACTGGTTTCTGTCCTTTATGTGGAATAAACCCAAGTCTTTTCTTGAGCTTATCGTCATTAATCTTCGGCTTCTGCTTCTTCGTAGTCATCTACTTCATTTATTTCTTCTAAAAGTGGTTCATCGCCGCTTTCTAGAAATTCATCATTTTTAGCTTGCAATGCTTCTATTTTTAATCTCTTACCAGGGTATAAGTCTTTTAACTTACAAACCTCTTTAGCTGCTTCAAGTCTTGTTCTTTTGTCCTCATTACTTTCATCAATTAAGTCTGTGAAGACTTTCATTACTTTAGCATTTGGTAAGTTGTCCATTAATTGTTTCCAAGTCATTGTTGTGTGAACTCTACAGGTTTTAGCCATATAAGGAGAATAACCTGCTTCTAACATTATTTTACTTATGACTGGTTTTCTGCCAGCCTCATATTCTGCCATCATTAATTGGAATGCCTTCTCCACCATCTTCCCATTCTTCCTAACTGGCATCATTTGTTCTATGCTCATTTCTTTAAGTTAATAAACCATTTAAGTCTTTCAGCGTGTTTCTTTTGTCTCTCTCTTGGTGCTAATTGAGACCACTTCTTTTCTACCTCCTTAGTTGGCTTCCCAGAAGTAGAAACAACTTTTCCCCAACCCTTATTTATTTCTTTTAATTGTTTAGGTGTAAACCTTGATAAATATTCCATGTTATAAATTTCTAACATTAATTTGTACTACGAGCCCCCCTCCCCCATTATAATCATTCCTCATAATCCTCAATCTATCCTTCACCATACCTGCATTCTCTTATTAAGAAACAAATCCATTAAAAAAAGAATATAATGCAGTATAAGGAGCCTGGATGAGTTGACTCAATGTATCATTACCCTCATTGAGCAGAGTATCCAGAGAGACTATCATCTACCCTCTCTATATATATTATATCAATATCATTTGAATGAGTCAAGGAGACAAATCATTCTAGGGACCTTGTCTATAGTCAAATATCCTGTGAGGAGAGTATCACCTATACTTCTCCTCCTCCTCACTAGACTATGCCCCCCCCTATATCCTCTTAAAAGGTCTAGTCTATACCTTGTCTGAAAAGAAAAGAGAGAGAGGGGAGAGA